AGTCCATCAGCAAGTTGGAAGAACAGGACTATAAATTGATGACCACGGATCAGGGGCTGGTGTCTGATGTTGTCGCTTGCGGAAAAAAGCGGCGCAAGCCGTTAAAAACAGTCAGGATGACGGGATATGACATTAAAAGGGCTGGAAGAGTAAGTGCAAAACTGACACAGGAGAGATGCCGCCTACAATTAATGGAGGAGCAACTTCTGGAATTGCTGACCAAGGCAGAAGAGTACATAGAGAGCATTGGCGACATAGAGATGCGCAATATTCTTTCCCTCTACTACATCGAGGATTTGACGTGGGTGCAGGTGGCGGCTTCCATGAATGAATTGTATGGCAGAAAGAGAAAGAAAGCCTATACGGATAGCGCATGCAGACATAAGCATGACAGATTTTTTGAAAAAAGTTGAAAATTTTTAAAAATGGCGGTTTTGGCGGTTAATCTGTGTTATTATTTAAAATAAAAAAACTGTCGGCAAAATTGAATTGCTTTTCCTTGGCACATGGGCTTTACGCTTGTGTGCTTTTTGCGTTGGGAAAATGGAGACGGTGGATTAGAGAGGTGGTGTTGTGGCGAATGAGGCGAAAAAGAACGAGCTAGCGGAAGCCGACTATGTGTCCGGCATGAAGTATAAGGATATAGCGGAAAAATACGGCGTATCCATCAATACAGTGAAGAGTTGGAAGAAAAGGTATGCATGGTGCCGGGAGGGTGCACACAAAAATAAAAAAGGGTGCACACAAAATGACGGGGATAAAATCTCTGTAAAAGAACCTCTTGCAGAAGAGGTTGTGGAAGTGATGGAAAATGATGGGCTGACGGATAAACAAAGGCTTTTCTGCATTCACTATATCCGCTGTTTTAATGCCACAAAGGCGTACCAGAAAGCGTATCAATGTGGTTATGATACAGCGATGGTAAACGGCTTCAAAATGCTAAGAAATGCTAAGATAAAAAACGAAATCCATAAATTAAAGCAAAACCGCCTTAACAGGGAGATGCTTTCCGAGGAGGATGTCGTCCAGATGTATATAAATATCTTGTATGCGGATATCGGTGATTATCTGGATAAAAAGCATAATATGATTAACCTGTCCGGCCCTTGTGCGGATGGAAGGCTGATTAAGAAGGTGTCCTTCGGCAAGACGGATTCCATTGAGCTGATGGATAAAATGGCGGCGCTAAAATGGCTGGCTGACCATATGGATCTGGCCACGGAGAGGCAGAGGGCGGAGATAGAGTTGCTAAGGGCGAAAGCGGCGAGACAGGAAGCGGGGAATGATGGTCAGGAGGAAAAGGGGGACAGGCAGAGGGCGAAGGATAATATTGCCAGCATCTTAGAGCAGATGCATGAAATTCAGGATGGTGATACATTTGATTGACACATTGGTACTATCGCCGAAGTATAGGGATTTTCTATCAGTCCGAGCGAAAAGAGAGTATTTGGAGGGGACTACTGCAGCGGGGAAAACCACGGTGGGAATATTCAAGTTCATGCTGATGGTGGCAGATAACGAGATGACCTCCCATATCATAGCCGGAACGGACTTGGGGACGGTGGAAAAGAACGTAATCAACTCAGAGCTGGGTCTGCTATCCCAGTTTGAAGGCATTACGGAGTATTACCCCAACGGAAAGGGAAGAATCCGGCTTCCGCATATATCCTTTGACTCGCCCAGCGGGAAGAAAATCATTTACATCAGCGGCTTTGATGACAAGGCTAGGTGGAAAAAGGTACTGGGTTCTCAATTTGGATGCGTCTACATAGACGAGGTAAACACTGCGGATATGGAGTTTCTGCGGGAGATTACTCATAGATGCAGATACATGATGACCACATCAAATCCAGATGCCCCGGACAAGCCCGTATATAAGGAGTTTATCAACAAGAGCCGTCCGCTAAAGAGGTATGCAGGAGATTATCCGCCGGAACTGTTGGAGGAGCTGAACGAAGAGCCGGTGAAAGGGTATATTCACTGGTATTTTACGTTTCATGACAATGCATCCCTGACAGAGGAGGAGATTCAGGATAAGATTGATGCCGTTCCTAAAGGGACGAAAATGTATAAAAATAAAATACTGGGCTTAAGAGGGAAAGCAACAGGCCTTGTATTCTGCAACTTCAGTCATAAGAGGCATTTGGTTTCAAAAGAATATGCAAAGGGCCTTATCAAGGATCAGGAACTGGTCAGACGTGACATGCAGAAGGAATGGTTTGCAATATACACTGCGGGTCTGGACACGGCGTATTCGTCAAAATCACCGGATACAATAGCAATGTCTTATCTTGGGATAACAAATAAGGGCAGGTGCTTTGTACTGGACGAGAAAGTATACAACAATGCCAGCCTGACCGTTTCCATTGCTCCATCAGATACCGTCAGCAAGTATATTGAATTTTTGGAGCGCAACCGAAAAGAATGGGGTGGAATGGCAAAAAATACTTTCGTAGACAATGCAGACCAAGCTACAATCACAGAGTTTATGAAGTATAAGAGGGCGCACCGGGAGTGTTTATACCACTTTAACGATGCCTATAAAAATGTGACAATTATAGACAGAATCGTGCTGCAGCTTGGCTGGATGTCCTTTGACGATGAAAGGGCAAGGGAGCCGGGCTTTTATGTTGTAGATAACTGTAAAAACTATATCAGGGAGTTAGACAATTATTCCTGGAAAGAGGATGAGGACTGCGAGCCGGAGGATGCCAATGACCATATGGTGAACAGTGTGCAGTATGCATGGATTCCGTACAAAGATAAGATAGGAGAGCAGCGGAATGGGATGGATAGACAATATTAGGGAAAAAATTAAAAATAAACTGCAAAGCTGGTTAAATATCATGCCGGCACAGCAGACTGCTATCACAATACAGGAGTCAATTTCCTTTGAGGTGAATATCGTCAAAAACAGAATATGGTATATTGGCAATGCGGGGGAGTTGAGCCAGTTATACAGGCAGTTGGGGGAGCAGCATGGAGACAGCTTCTGGGCAGCAGTCTCCACAAGCGGCAGGGAAATCAGGAAAATACATACGGGGATTCCCGCCATTATTGTAGACACGTTGACAAATATCATTATGACCAATTTGGACGATATCAAAGTGCCAGACAAGCGGAGGGACGATTGGGAAAAAATCCGAACAGAGAACAATTTCAGGGATATCCTAGAAACGGCGGTAACAGAATGCCTTTATTTGGGAGATGGGGCATTTAAAATCTCATACGATGAAGCTGTGAGTAAATTTCCTATCATAGAATGGTATCCGGCTGACAAGATAGAGGTAATCACGGAACGTGGACGTCTAAAAGAGGTTACATTTTATACTTCATATGTACATGAAAAGAGAGAATATGTTTTAAGCGAAATATACGGTTATGGATATGTGAAGTATGAGTTGATAAAGAAGGATTCAGGACGGAAAGTAGAGGTAAATGCAATACCGGAATTAAGTGAATTAGAGGACGTGGGATTTGATGAGGCTGTCTGTCTGGCCGTTCCGTTCAGGATATTTAAAAATCCCAGAGAGAAGGGAAGGGGGAAATCAATTTATGATGGCAAGACGGATGATTTTGACGCAGTGGACGAAGCTTGGAGCCAGTGGATGCAGGCGCTGCGAGACGGACGTTCCACGAAATATATACCGGACAAGCTTCTCCCGCGGAATCCAGAGACAGGAGAGACGTTAAGACCTAATCCTTTTGACAACTCGTACATAGAGACAGATTCCGATAACTCGGAAAGGGCGCAGAATAAAATGGAGGTTATACAGCCCCAGATACCGCATGACAGTTATTGCGCCACCTATGTCACGGCACTGGATTTAGCATTACAGGGGATTATCAGCCCCTCTACCATAGGGATTGATGTAAAAAAATTAGATAATGCAGAGAGCCAGCGGGAAAAGGAAAAGACAACGCTCTATACCAGAGGAAAGATAATAGATGCACTGCAGGAAACCATCCCCCTGGTAATCAATGCGGCTTTTAAGTTTTTGGATATCATGCGGGATACTGCCCCAGAAGAAACAGAGGCCACATTGGATTTTGGGGAATATGCAAACCCATCCTTTGAAAGCCAGGTGGAGACGATGGGAAATGCAAAAACCAAGGGCATTGTGTCGAATGAAGCCTTGGTTGATGAATTATACGGTGATACGAAAACGGAGGAATGGAAGGAGGAAGAGGTAAAAAGGCTCAATATCAGGGATGGAATAGAAGAAGTGGAAGAACCGGCCCTGAACATGGACGGAGTGGAAATGGAAGTAGAGGGGGTGGCAGAATGAAGGTAAAAGTGGATAAGAAAATGTATTCCATGCCGAAGGAGCAGTATCATAAGCTGCTGCAGATAGCAAAGGAACAGGTGCCTAAAGGCATATACGCAATAGAAAAAAAGGGCTATGCAGAGCTGCGGTGCGATGTGTGCGGTTCCGCTACGCAGCTAAAGGCGTTAAAGCGGCAGTTTAAGTCACAGGGATTCAGGGTATATGCAAACAGTTAAGACGGAGGTACTATGGCGGATTATGATGCGAAAAAAGCGTTTGCAAAGATAGAAAATGAGCTGCTGGAATCTATGATGCGCAATATGAAACGCCATAGGGCAGAAGAAACGAAGGAGGGGTTCCAGTGGGAACAGTGGCAGGTCGTTCAATTAAAGGCGTTAAATGATTACAGGAAAAGGCATGAGAGGGAATTAGGGGAACGGTATGCGCTAATCAATCAAAAAATAAGGGCTGCCATTCTTCAGGCAAGGGCGGAGGGCAGGATGGCACAGGAAAGGAAGATATTGGATGCAATCCTGCAGGGGGCGGAGCTGAAAAGGGCATCGGAAAAGATGGTGGGGGAATTTTTTCGTGTAAACGAGAAAAAGATGGGCGCCCTTCTTGATGCGGTGGAAAATGATATGCGGAAGGCAGAGGCGGCAATCCTTAGGAAACATAATGACGAATACCGCAAAATAATATTTGATGCGCAGGTATATGCTAATTCAGGCGCAGGAACGTACGAAAAAGCAGTGGACATGGCTGTAAAAGATTATGCTGCTAACGGCATAAACTGTATCAAATACAGCAATGGGAGGCAGGTGAATATTAAGGATTACGCAGACATGGCGTTGCGTACTGCCGGCAAGCGTGCGTATTTGGCAGGGGAAGGGGAAAAAAGACAGGAGTGGGGCATTCATACAGTAATCATGAACAAACGTGGCAATCCCTGCCCAAAGTGCCTCCCCTGGGTAGGGCGGGTGCTGATTGACGATGTGTGGAGCGGCGGCACGGCAGAAGAGGGCAGGGAAATGGGCTATCCGCTTATGAGCCAGGCCATGGCAGCAGGGCTTTACCATCCCAGATGCAAGGATTCACATTCCACATATTTTGAGGGGATCAGCCGTCCTCCGCAGAAGAAATGGACGAAAGAGGAACTTGCAGAGATAGAACGGAACTATAAACGGGAGCAAAGGAAGCGGTATGCCGGTAATCAGGCTGAAAAATATGAACGCTTAGAAAGTTGTTCATTAGATGCCGATAATAAGAAAATATATACTGCAAGAAAAAGGGAGTGGATGGGTAAGGCAGGTATGAAAAAAGTTGATAATCCAGCAAAATATGGTATAATAAAGAAAAACGGAGATAAAATAATGATGAACTTACAACTTTTTGCAGAGAAAGACATTTTAAATCAGGAATCCTCTTCTCTCAAGAAGGCTATAAGGAAGTACCATAAAAGAATAGAGGAACATGAGTATAAGATTTCTAACCCTGCAGATTGTTTTCCAGAATGGCAAAGTTATAGCATTGAGAGACAGGAGGGGTTAAAAAGGCATTGGAAAAAAGAAATTAAGACATTTCGGCAATCTATCGACGATAGAGTGGAAGAGTTGAAGAAAAGGGGTGATTATCATGGAGAAGAATTTAAGCAATGAGGCATTAAAATATATAATTGCAAGATTAGTTGACAACGCAAATGAGGCGGTAACGGAGAGTGAAGCAGATAAGGATAATTTGTTTAAAAGCGGACGCAGGCTGGCATATTATGAAATGCTTGACATATTAAAAAGTGAAATTGATGCAAGGGATTTCGATTTAAAAGAGTTTGGTCTTGATATAGATGTTGACCGAATTGCATAAATGAAGGATTAGAACACTCGACTTGTTCGGGTGTTTTTTAGTGTATAAAAATATATTTTGACGTGTCGCTGCACGTCTTATTTTTATGCCGCATTAAGCTCCGAAGAGCATAAACTACACGGAGACACCGGGGAAATAACTGATATGGTGAGACACACTGAAAACTGAAACAGGGAGACACCCTAGCAACTGAAAGGAGCAGTATATGACACATCATTTATTACCGACAAACTTACAGTTATTTGCCGGAGAGGAAGAGGCAGGTGACAAGGGAGGCCAATCGGGGCACCAGTCTGGCGCAGACAGCGGCCAGAAGGGGCAGCAGTCCGGGCAGACGTTTGACTATGAAAGGCTTGCAGGCATTATTTCCGGCAAGCAGAATGTTGCAGAACAGACAATCCTAAAGAACTATTTCAAAGAGCAGGGGCTAAGCAAGGAGGAAGCGGAATCAGCTATCAATGCATTTAAGGAGCAGAAGCGGGCCAATGAGCCGGATTTGGATAAAATGCAGCAGCAGATTCAGCAGGCCCAGACAGCAGCAAGGGAAGCCGTGGTTGAAAAAGAGGGGATTCTTCTCGGAATAGAGATGGGATTGGAAGCAAAAAGCGTGCCCTATGTCCTGAAATTGGCAGATACCAGTGAGATTGCCGGGGAAGATGGCAAAGTTGACCAAGAAGCATTAAAGAAAGCAATTAACCAGGTATTAGAGGATGTTCCGGCATTGAAACCTGATAAACAAGAAAACACAGGGATTCATAAACTTGGTTCCGGCGGTTCTGCCGGAGGGCAGCAGGGAGACCAAAGCACGCTTTTAGCCGGGATATTCGGGAATGCAAAATAGCTTTGCTAATACCGGGAAGAAAGGAGTTTTATTATGCCAGCATACGATTATGCAGAACAGTTTGAAAGAGAGTTACAGCAGAAATATGCAAGGGAGCTTACCTCTTATGCGCTTACCCAGTCCAACCAGGGGGTAAAGTTTATGAACGCACAGACCATTAAGATTCCTAGGTTGTCCGTGACAGGTTACAAGGATCACACCAGGGCGGGAAGCTACAACCAGGGAAGCATTACAAATGACTGGGAACCAAAGAAGCTGTCATTTGACAGGGATGTGGAATTTGTCATTGACCCGATGGACATTGATGAGACGAACCTTGTGGTTGAGGTGGCAAATATCCAGAACACCTTTGAGGAGGAACAGGCAATACCGGAAAAGGATTGCTACCGCTATTCTAAACTCAGGACAGAAGCGCAGGCTTATGCCGATGCGGGAGCGAAGATTGATACGGAAACCTTGGATAAGACTAACTTTCTGGAGTATTTTGACGAGAAGATGGCTTATATGGATGATGAAAGCGTCCCCCAGGAAGGCAGGACGATGTATATTACTTCTGCTGTCAATATGATTTTAAAGCAGTGCGAAGGGGTAACGAGGTCCGTATCTGTTGGGGCAGCGGGGGTTATCAACCGGAATGTGCATTCTCTGGATGATGTCCAGAAGATTGTGGTGCCGTCTGCCAGATTGAAAACGGCATATGATTTTACTGTAGGGGCAGAGCCAGCAAGTACGGCGAAGCAGATGAACATGATCCTAGTGCATCCGTCCTGCGTTATCTCCAGAGATAAATACTCGTACATTAAGCTGTTTACCCCGGGGACGGATTCCAGAACGGCAGACAATTATATCTACCAGAACAGGTATTACAGCGACACTTTCCTGCTGGAGAGGAAAGCGCCGGGCATTGCAATCAACGAATGCGCATAGGAAGGAGGACAATGGATGAAAGCATCAAAAGGCAACCGTGAATATTCAGTAACGGAGGAGAACATGCAGCATTATGTAAATGAGGGTTTCGATATTTACGGAGATGACGGTGAAATTGTTAAACATGGAAAGGGAAAAGCGGTATCGCAGGAAGAGTATGATAAGCTGCTGGCTGAACTGGAACAGGCTAAGAAAAGTACCTTGTCTGACAGTGAGGTAGTCCCATTATTGAAAGAGTATGCCGTGATGAAGGGGATTGATATTGGGCAGGCATCTACGGCAAAGGGCATTTATACGAAAATAAGGGATTCTGCTCCGGAAAGCGAGGAACGATAATATGTATGCCGATGTGGAGTATTATTCTGATACATATGGAGGCGATGCGATACCGGAAAACGAGCTTGATAAGCAGTTAAATAAAGCGGGCAGACAGATTGATACGCTTACATTTTGCAGGATTAGGGGCAGGGGGTTTGATAATCTGACACCCTTCCAGCGGGAGCAGGTAAAGCATGTAAATTGTCTGCTTGCGGATTTTTTGTATGAAAACAGGGACGAACTGGAAACCATGCTTGCATCATACAGTATCAACGGCGTCAGCATGAAATTTGGCGAGGGGGCCAATATCACTAAGGTGCAGGGGGTTGTCCTGCGGACAGACATTTATACGGAGCTTGTTAAAACCGGATTATGCGACAGGAGGGCGTAATGAAATATCCGTGTTTGGTGAAAGAAAAATATTGCAAAGCAGAGGTTCACGTAGTGTTGAATCAGGAAGGAGTGAATAATGACGGGGACAGGCTGGAGCCTGTTATGGTTGATACCACATGTAATTTTCAGAACAGCGCAAAAACGGTCTTAACCGCAGAAAAGAAGCTGGTACAGCTTTCTGGCGTGGCTCTGTTTCCGGGGGACATTGCGCCGGAACTTCCCGCAATCAGCGGAGGCACGATAACGGTGCACGGCGTAAAAAGGAAAATATTTCAGGGCAGGAAAGCGCGCAACCCTGACGGCTCCGTAAACTATTGCGAATTGGATGTGATGTAATGGCAGGAGTGAAATCTATTGTAAGAATAGATAAAGGAAAGTTGAAAAGACTATCATGGGCACAGACGGCGGCATTGGAAAAGACGGCAGAGAATTTACATGCTGATATCCAGCAGGAGCAGGTGGTGCCAAGGAGGGACGGCTCCCTGCAGGGCGAACAGTTTTTTGTGGACTGCAGTAATTCAAAAAGCGGAAGGGTATCGCTTGTTCACGCCACGCCATATGCGAGAAGGCTGTATTATAACCCGGAGTATGACTTTTCGAAGGATGAAAACCCAAATGCCAGGGGCAAATGGTTTGAACCATGGGTTTCTGGAGAATATAAGGACTTTGTTAAAAAGACGTTCAAAAAGTTTTATAAACAGGAGGCGGGGCTTTGACAACGAATGACGTAAGGGATTTTATGGCTATGCTGGGCATCGTCCCAAAGGGAAACTGCTATTCCTACAGACTGGATAACAAGAAGGAAAAGAGCATCGGGGCATATCCGTTAAAACGGAGCGGGGAGGCCCATATTCCGATAGGAGGCATGGATTATACATCATATGGTGTATTCCCTGCCTCTTTTTTAATACACTGGACGGAACAGTCAAAAGAATCCGAAGAGGCGGCAAAAGAGATTTATAACACCCTTCTGCAGGCTGGGGACGTCCGGGTAAATGATTATCAAGTAAAGTTTCTTCAAATGCTTGTGCCGGAAGCGCAGTATGTGGGCATGGATGATTTTGAGGTGCATGAGTGGGTGATAGAGGCATTATTATTTTATGAAAGGCAGGTATAAGATATGGGAAAGATTAGTTCCGGGGTATACCCATGCTATGAAAATGAATTTTTGGTGGGCGCCACCAAGGAGACGGCAACGGCGATATCCGAAATGGAATCATGCTCTGTGTCAATAGACAACGGAGTGGAAACATGGACGCCCTTTACTGCAGAGGGCTGGCAGAGTGCGTTGCAGACGGCGAAAGCAATAACGATTTCGGTATCAGGGAAGCGTGATATCGGGGATAAAGGAAATGATTATGTGGCAGGGAAGGCATTTGTAAATGGGCAGGCGGCCTATGGGTATTTCTGCTGGAATCTCCCGGACGGAACAAAAGTGGAGTGGGATAAGGCGGTATACAGTGTGACAAATGTGAGCGCAGGGGATTCCACTGGCGTGGCTCCGCTGGAATTTGATATCAATTCCAATGGGAAGCCGACCATTACCAAACCAAGTACTGGCGCATCTGCAAGCACAAAAACAAGCTCCAGCGCTTCATAGTACATGATACAAACATGCAGCCCGGATTTTCGGGGCTATTTATCTGTGGAAGGAGATTAAAATGGGAAAAGCAGTAGACATAACGGAAAAATTAAACTTTGAGGAAAAACCTGCATTGATTATCAAAGGTACTCGGATAGAGATAGATAACAGTGCGGAAACCATGTTAAAAATCATGGGTAACTTTAAAAACAAGGATGAGGATGAGGCGGTGATAGATTCCATCCCTGTTTTATTTCCTCCAAGTGAAAAGAAGAAGCTGGATAAGCTGAGGCTGAATTTTAAAGACTTTATGACAGTAATCACAAGTGCAATGGATATCATCCGTGGAGATGAGGAGGATGGCCAGGGGGAGCAGTGACCCGTACTACGATTTAGTAGAGGATTTTGACTTAATCGTATCAAGTTTCCTGCAGCAGTACGGGATCAGGATTTTATCAAACGATTTTAAACAGATGAAATGGGACGAATTTCACGCCCTTCTGGTTGGCATATCACCAGATACACCTCTTGGGAGGATAGTTTCCATCAGGTCGGAAACGGATAAGGAGCAAATTGATAACTACAGCGCAGAGCATAGAAGGATATGGTCGGATTGGAGAACCAGGCACGCAAGAAAGGTAAACAAAGAAGATGCGGAAAGGTTCTATGCCGATATTGCTTTGGCATTTCGTAACATGGCAGGAGGGGATCATGATTAAGAAGAATAAAATCATATGTCCTTACTGCGGTTATGAAATGCCTGTTTTTTATGATGAAGGGGCAGTATCAAAGGGTGTGTACATTAGATGTAAGGGCAGGAACTGCAAAAAAATATTTGAAATAAAAATAAGTGTCAAGTAGAGCCATTATGCGCCGATGACCTTTGTTTTACAGAGGGAAGGTGGGCAAAATGGCAGAGGATAGCGTTGGAGAGATAGCGTTAGACCTAACGGTAAATTTTGAGAATATTAAGGCATCAGTAAATGCAGCGGCGAAAGATATCAGCTCAAAATTCAAAAATGCTTTCAGCAGAGCGAAAAATGATGCAGAAAAAGATGCCAAAAGTATATCCGATAGTGTCAAAAAAGCAGGTAACGAATCGGAAGAAGCCGTTAGTGAATCGGCAAAGAAGATTAAGGAGATTCTGGCGGATTCAGAAAGAACGATGAAGTCCAAGGCATCTGGGATTGCAGGAATCTATAGGAAACAGGGAATGAATGCATCTGATGCCATGAAAAAGGCACGGGAGCAGATAGAACGGGATAGCCATGATACCAATAGTTCAATCAAAAAACATGCCCAAGGTTCTTCTGATTCCGTAAAAAAAGGTGCTAAAGATGCGGCGGATTCAGCAAAAAATAGCTATGCGGCTTCTTCTAATTCCATTACCGGGGCATTGAAAAAAATAGCTACTGTAGCCGTCGGTGCATTTGCAATCAAAGGGATTGTGAATTTTGGTAAAGAATGCTTGAACCTTGGTTCCGACCTGCAGGAAGTACAAAACGTTGTTGATGTGACATTTCCCACCATGTCAGACCAGATAGACAAGTTTGCAAAAAATGCCGCTTTTTCCTTCGGCTTGTCAGAGACGATGGCAAAGCAGTTCTCAGGAACCTTTGGATCCATGGCGGAGGCCTTCGGATTCACGGAAAAAGAATCTGCCAAAATGGCAACCACGCTGACAGGGCTTGCGGGGGATGTGGCCAGCTTTTATAACATCTCCCAAGACGAAGCCTATACGAAGCTGAAATCCGTA